CGAGCTGGTAGCCGACCAGCTGGTCGTTGGTGCCGGGAGCTGCGGTATTACCGAAGTCACCCTTGACCGAAACGATGATGTTGCCCTTGCCGCCGGGGAACGTCTTCTTCTTGGATTCCAGCGCGGCGAGTAGCGGCTTCTCCTGGATCGCCTCCTGGAAGGCAGTCCCCTTGTTCATCCACCAATCCATGGCGGCGGTGGCAATATGATTAAGCAGTGGCGCGGTATAGGTAGGCATGGTCGCCCCTCACAGTGTCAGAGGCGTGCTCCTTCGCGAGCGAATCGGACTGCTTCCAGCAGGGTCTTCGGCTCAGGCGACACGCCAGCGGCTCTTCCCGTGCTGCTCGGCGTTCGTTGCGTGGCGCGACGTTGCGGCGCCCAGGCTTTGTACTGCTCGTTGACACGGCGGTACGCTTCCTTGGCGATCAACACTCCATGCTCAGGAGACCGTGGCGGTCCCTGCTCATGTAACACGGCATGCATCGTAGCCTGAACAGCGGCTTTTTTCGCTGCGTAGTCGGGATCGGATCGCGCAACGTGCGCTTCCCATGCGTTGACGGTGTTCGCCACCTGGTTTGCCAAAACCTCTTGCGTCGAATGCTGGTACGCCGCCTGATGGCGCACCGCGTTGGTTTGAGCCATCGCGCGGTCCATGCGCTCTTTCGAGTACATAGCCGCAGCTTGCGACGTCATATGCCCTTGAGCCACCTGCTGTTGCAAGTCAGGCGGCAGCGATACGCCGAGGTACTCTTCGCAGAGCTTCACGTAGGGCATCACCCCCTCGTAAAACTTGCGGAAGTTACCTTGCCGCATCGCGGCCATCAGCTCCAAACCCATCAGGAAATCATCCTGGCCGATATCGTGTCGGCGCAGATAATCCGTGACCTGTTCGGCGGCTTTGGCGCTCGGCTCCAGTGTCTTCAATCGCTGGACTTCAGCCGCCAGTTTCTGGCGCTGTTTGTTCAGCTTCGACACCCGGCGCTTGGCGCCTTGAGAGAGTCTGGCTAATTCTTCAGGAGTGGCTTCTTCCGGCAAATCGGGTTCGTCCCGATCCCGTGCAGCTCGGGTTGGCGAAACCCCTTGGCTCCCATCGTCGTCTGTTTGCAGCTCTGGGACTGCACGATTGACGGCGTCTAGGAGACTTTCGCCTTCGCTTGACGAATGCGGTGTTACGTCTGCACCTGGCGAGGATGCGATGTCCGACGGTGTTACCTCGGTTCCAGCCATATCTTGGGTTCTCCAGGTGCCGATAGGCACCATTAGTTGATCCATATTCTAAATCGGTCGCGCTGTCATCCTGGCATGGTGGGCATCTTGACCTGCTGAGGCATCGGATGTGGCCGGCCCGGCTTGGTACCCTCCAGCGTGGTCCCGGCGTCCGGCGGCCCGCCAGGGGCCGGCCCGCCGGGGCTGGGACCATTTATTGGACCTTGAGCGCCCATCGCGGCACCGGCGCCGGCGCCGGCTCCCGGCATGGTCGGGCCCGGTGCGCCGCCACTCATTGCGCCGTTCATGGCGACGATGGAGGGGAGGGCGCTTTTGAACGCTTCCGTGAGATCCAGACGATCGTCCAGACGGCGAAGCACATCCTTAGCAAGGAATTCAGGATCAATGCCCGGCAGCTGGATAAGTAGGGGGTAGAGTCGCTGTGCATTGGCGATCTCCTGGGATTGGTTCGGCCGCCCCATGCTGCCGGCTTCGATTTCGAGCAGGATCTCGTTGGCGATGTTCTGCGCGTCCGGCTGCGCCGGCCACACCGCACCCTGGCCGACCACCTTCTTGACGCGCTCCTGCGACATCTCGCGGAGCAGGATCTGGCCGCCGTTGCGGGCCATCTGCGTCAGCAGGTCGTTCAGATCATCGATGTTGCTGCCCATGCTGGTCATGCGCGAGCCTTCGGCGATCTGGGACTGGGTCGCGGTGGTGTCGCTGGTGCCGCCGAGGTTGGCCTCCTGGATGCCAGTGGTGCGCAGGATGTCCTCGTAGACCGGATTGACCTCGTACAGGTTGGGGTCGATGCCGGCACCGGCATAGGCCTGCATCAGCTGCTTGATGTCCTGGTTAGGTTGCAGCGCGTTCAGCTCGATCAGCGCGTTGGCCTCGCGGTTGGTGATCTTGTCGAGGTCTTGCTCATCCATCGCGCCGGCCACCACAGCGATGAAGGGTCGCCCGGCAATGCGCTGCTCCTTCAAACCCTCGCGGCAGCGGTTGTACTCCAGCTGCATGTCGCGGATCAGGCGCACATCCGACGGCGGATACAGCTCGTTCTCGTTCTCGACGCCGTTGAACAGCAGCGCATACCACGGATAAAACCGTTCATTGTAGACGTCGGGGGATGCCGGCTCGCGCAGGAATTCGCGGTAGCCGTCGCAGATCACATAGACCAGGCCGTCCTTGCGGTTGTAGATCTCCCAGACCAGCGCGTTCGGGTCGGAGCGGTCGTCGTTCTTGTTGTGCTTGCCGGCAGACCAGTCAGCGATCGCGGTGTTCTCTTCGCTCGCATCATCCGAGCCGTATTCGTTGCAGTGACCGCGGACATCGACGCCGTAGATTTCTTCGATCTCGGACGTGGATAAGAGGTACTCCTCGGCCACCCAGTCGGCGGCGACCCAGTTCTTCAGCTCGATGCACTTCCAGTCCGGTATGATCCGCGTCGACAGGGGGTAGTCGAAGGTCAGACCCTCGCGGACCACCGCGCCCTGCATCTGGGTCAGATCCTGCACCAACAGCTTGATCTGCTCGGCTTCCTTGTCGTTCTCGTCGGTGATGTCATCGATCGCGTCCGCAGCCAGGCGCTGGAGCGTGGCCAGCCGCTCGTTGGCGTCGGCGACACCTTTCTCCAGATCCGGCCGCACCTGCATCACGCGCTCATAGCCGAGCTTGATGTAGGCCACGCCGTTGGTGACGGCGCGCCGCACCGACATCTTCAACATCGACTTGAACGGATGCGGCTGGTTGTCGACCTCGTAGGCGTAAAGCAGCTCAAGCGTGCGCGCGAGCTTGTCCATCATGATGTTTTCGTTTTTGACGCGGGCCGCGTCCATCATGATGTCCATGCCGGAGCCGACGGCCTGGGCCATCATCGGCGACCCCGGAGGGGCCATGCCGCTGGCTGCCGCCCCCGCGGCCGCCATCCCGAGCTGGTCGCCGAGGCCCTGGCCGCCCTGCATCGATCCTGGAATCGGCCCCGCGCCCATGCCTGGCATGGCGGTGCCGCCCATGGCAGCCCCCATGGCTCCAGATATGGAGTTCATCTCCGGCGAGGGCGCCATTGCCGGGTTCGACGGCATGCCGCCCGACATCAGCATGCCGATGTCCGGCGGCTGCCCGGTCGCGGTCGGCATCATGCCGCTGACCGCGCCCTGGGCCATATTGGCCATCTGGCCCATCATTTCCGGCGGCATGCCGCCGCCCATCGGGCCGCCCGCGCCACCCTGCATCTGCTGCATCATCATGGCGCCGGACTGCATCAGCTGGTTCAGCGTGGTCTGTGATTCGTCCCAGGATGTCGCGTTAAGCCGAGGCCGCTTCTTGGCCACGGCCTTCGGGTTCTTGGCGTAGAGAAATGCGGTTTTCTGAGCCACCAGCCGAAGCGTGAGGTTGGCGACATAGCGCTTGTCGGTGATGTTCTTGGACCATTGTTTGCCAAAGGCGAACTCCTGATCTTCGCGCATCCGGTCGAAGGCCGGCTTCCACTTCCGCTTGGCCTTCTTGACCTTGTTGGCCCAGGCATTCACCAGCCGCCGCCGGCTGTCCGGCGGCTCGGGCTGGTTGCGCGGAATGGCGTTGGGCTGGCCGGTCGACGGGTTGATGTCCGCGGCTGCACTGGCGTCACCGCCGCCGGCGAACATGTTCATAAAGGGGCTGTCGAAGGCGTCTACCATCCCTGCAAGCTCCTGGCCCGGCGATCGTGGCCCTCGCGGCGCCGCGTGTTGGCAAACAGCTCGCGGAACGTACCGCTCTTGATTTCGGTTTCGACCGGCTTGTTGCGGGTCCGACCGTGCATCTTGGACAGTCCTAGCCCGATCAGGGCCATGGTGTCCACGAAGTCATCCTTGGCGCCGTGCGGAAATTTCAGGATCTGGTCCTGGGCGTCGGCCCACCAGCGGGTGAAAGTGGGGAAGTGAACCATCTTCATGTTGGACCGCGCCTGGATCGCCTGCGCGCGCTGCTGCTTGTCCGCTGCCGGGTTGATGGGGTCGATGGCGCAGAACACCTGCTTTTCGACCATGCGCCGGCGCAGGAAGGGGCCGAGGCTCTTGGTGATGGCGCCGCCTTCCGCCCACCAGAACTGCGGCTTGTACTTCTTCATCAGCGCGATCATGCCTTCCACCGCAGCATGTGAATCCAGCCGCGCCCAGACCACGTCCGGCATGATCCAGATATTGTCTTTTTCATCGACGCCGACGATCATAAGACACGTCTTGTCAGCCACTCGGTTGGTCGATACCGCGTGATCCGACGCGCCATAGAAGCGCATCTTATGCCAGGCCGGCATGTCATCCATCTTTGTGTAAGGAACGAGATCTTCAGACTGGAAGAAGGCGCCTTCTTTTGGGCTTGGGCGCCCCTGATAGAGCGCAGCAAATCCACGGGGATCGGTCGCACGGATCTCCTCCAGATATGCCTGGGTGAACCGTTCCGGCCACAGCGGCTCACCTGGCGCGCGGCCGAGCACATCATCGTCTTCGGCCAACGCTGGCAGGTCGATCTTGCGCCAGGCCTTGGCCTCTTCCGCATTGTAATACGGGTTCATCGGGTCGATCAGTCGGCCGACCAGATCATCCTCGGTCCATCGGGTTTGAACGATGACGATTGTCCCGGTGGAGTCCATGAGCCGTGTGCGGAGCACTTGGTTGTACCAGGACCACAGCTTCTCCCGCACCAGCACAGAATCCGCCTCGGTACGATCTTTGATCGGGTCATCCAGCAGGATGCAGTGACCACCGCGACCAGTGATGGAGGAACCTCGCCCCACGCTAAAGACCACACCGTCCCGGGTGGTCTGAACTCTGTTGACCGCATTGGCGCCGACCTTGATGCCTACGTCAGGGAAGACCTGCTTATACTCCGGGGTCTCCATAATATCGCGGACGCGGCGACCGAGATCCCAGCTGTAGTGTTCATTGTAAGTCGCAACGATGATCGATCGCTCAGGATGACGGCCGACATACCAGGCGGGGAACATGGCGCTGGCAAGCGTGGTCTTTCCGAATCTGGGTCCGACATTGATCATCAGCCTCCGGTAATCGCCACGCTCGACGTCTTCCAACGCGCTGCCGATGACGCGATGGAATTTCTGCGGCTTATAAAGCGACTGACTGACGTCGTCGTCAAAGTTTGGATCCGGCATCATCAGCTGCGTGAAAGCGATCAAATCGTTGCGCGCGGTCAGGATCGCGCGCTTCCGCTTCAACAGCTTACGCAGCTGGTCTTTCTCAGTCGTCATGCTTGTACTTGGCTTTCGGTGCCGACGGCATCTTCTTGATCGTCACCTTACCCGGCGGCCGGGCCGCTTCACGCTCCATCTGCGCCATTTCTTTTTCAGCGGCGCGGCCGGTGGTGTTTGGCGTGTACGTCAAGGTGCCTTTGCCGCTCCGCGCCTTATTGACCATGTCTTTTGTTATCCTGTCCGCGTCCTTGCCGGTGGCCATCAGCGTCTCCTTTCAGGAGTTTTCGTCATGCTTGTACTTAGGCCCGGGAATATCCGGCAGCTGCTTGATGGTAGCCCTAGGCTTGGATGAGATCGCGTTGACCTCGGGGGCTACCGGCTGCGGGCCTTTGTTCGGCGAGGTGTGGTGGGTGTAGGTGTCCTGGGTCTTGGACGGCGGCGGCTTGATGCCGGGCGGCGCCTTGACGGGGTTGAGCGGCGGCGCCTTGGTTAGCTTGGCCATTAGCGTGGTCCTCCTGGACGTTGTCTTGCGATTGCATCTTCTGCGGCGCGGTTAAGATTCCGAAATCCATCCTTGAATATGCCACTGTCCGTCACGCGCAGCGCCTCTTCGCGCTGCCGCTGGTCGACCGGCCCGCCACCCTTTTCGGGGTCGCCACCCTGCATGGCCATGAGATATCGCACAATGGTCTCTTCCTTGCTCGGAAGATTACGCCACAAATCCTTCAGCGACGGGTCATCGCGCAGCTTCTTCAGACCACGGTGGAGGGATTCGTGCACGATTGCGGACGGGTCAGGCCCGCCGGTTCCGACATACATGCTGTCTTTTGATGGCGAATAGGCGCCGCCGATGTTGGCATCATCTGTGACAACGTCGATCGCAGCGCGGCCTGGATCGTAACCGTAGCCGGCGACCGGCATCCGGTTGGCTGCAAGCGCCGCCTGGGCCAGCGTCGTTCCCAGCTTGTCACTCACTGGCGCCGTGTCTGGCGTTCGCAGGTCGATGTTGCGCGATCCCTGGTCATCAAGCGCCAACGACGTAACCTGGCTCAATTTCATGCCGTCGGCCGACATCGGCTCGAAATGCTTGCCATATTGCTGGCCGAGGACACGCGCGACGTTACCTTGCGTATACGGCTCGTTGCCGGTGCCGTAGCCGAAATCATACTTGCGGGCGTAGGCGGCATCTTCCGGCGTCGGATAGCCCTCCATCGGCGGCAACGCCGCAGCCGGCATCGGCGGCGGTGGCGGCCCCGCCGGGGCGCCACCCATCAACCTGGTAAACATGTCGCCGATGCCGGCCATGGCGTTACTTCTTTTTACCGCCGCCGCCCTTGAGCGATTTCGCCATCTTGGTGTTCTGGGTGGCGGCGACTTTCTTGGTTGGCTTACCCGTTGCTGGCGGGCCTTTTCCGACTGGCTTATTAGCCATAATCATTCTCCTGGGTGATGGGCGGGACGATCCCGCCCCAGCCCATTAATCATGGCCCTCGCCTGTTGCCAATGCAACGCGCCATGTCCAACTGGGTCCGCGCGACCTGCTTGCACTGCTGCTCGGCGTTGATGGCATCGACCTCGGCGCGGGTGTAGACATTGGGGTCATACAACTCGACGCCGATGCGCTGCTGGGCGCAGCCGCTGAGAAGTATGACGGCGATAGCCAGCACGGCGATGATGGCGATCGTCAGCAAGGGGCGACGTCGCACCCAGCTGAATGCGCGATCCCCGAGCTGTGTCACCTTGTTGGCTTCTCATCGATGATGGGCTTGCCGCCTTCCAGCTGCAGCACGCGCGAGCGCAGCGCTTTCAGCTCCTGCAAGAGGACCGGGACATATTTGGAGTAGTCCACCACCCAGCGATCAGGCTTCTCTTCGTAGGCGAACGGCGTCGGGTAGACCTGCACAGCTTGTTGCGCGATCACCCCATAGGCGCGCTCGTCACTTTCTTTCCACTTGAAATCATAAATCTCGGTGTCATCGACGATGTTGCCTGCGTCGAACGACTTGAGGTCTTCCTTCAGCCGACCATCGGAGGACGTGTTAAAGCTGCATGTGGTCCCGTTGACGCGGATGCTGCCGCTGTACTGCATGGCGTGGTTGAGGCCAAGGACCTGTCCCCCCACAGCATCCATACGATGGATGTTTCCGCCATAAGGATTTTCAGCCATCCAGTGTACAGCACCTGCGGCAAAGCCCGCGACGTTGGTGAGGCCGGTGGCTGTGCCGTCATCGCCGTTCTTGCCTACGACGAAGTTTGAGCCGTT